GCGGATCGAGCTCTCGTCCGGGTCGGAGCCCTCGCCCCTCGTCTCGCTGGCTGTGATCTCGGTGTGGAACTCGTCGCTGTCGAGGCCGAAGCCCTCCGCGATGTCGTCGGGCACCACGCCCAGCGCGTCGGCCGCCTCGGACACGTCGCCCTTGATAACGGCCTTCTTCTTGGCCTTCTCCTTTGTGGCCGACTCGGCGCCCCCGCCTGCCGGCGCGAACTCGCCTCCGGTGTCCGACCCCGCAGGGTGGCGCGGATGCTGCGACTCCTCCCAGAGTTTCTTCTCAGCTCGCTTGCGCTTGATGAGCGCCTTGATCTGCGCCTTCTGGCCGGCGCCGCCCGAGAGCCAGTGCGGACGCTCCAGCGGCAGGTCGAGCGGCGGGATCACGAACGCGCCATCGGGCACCCTTCCGCCGAACTGTCCGCTCGCCTCTTTTTTCTTCATGCCGCCCTCTTCTCTGCGTCGGAGCCGCCCGGCTTGTCAACGAATCTTCCGTCTGGACCGCGCGGGTGGAGCATGTTGAACTCCTCGTTGCTCGGCGCGCGGCCTCGCCACGCGTCCCAGGACTTCCACGGGAGCCCAGTGACGACGACCTCCTCCTCGCTCGCCAGGTTCTTGCCAAACACCGGCAGAGAGAGGACCGCCGTCGAGGGCACGCGCGCGCGGATCACCACGCGCTCCGAAGGCTCGTCGGGTCGGTAGCCGACGCCGTTCCAGTTGTTGGCGACGCTTTCCTTGGCGGTGAACGACGCGGCGCCGTTCTGATGGATGAACATCGTGGGCACGGCTGTGTAGTACGGCATGCCGCCGTAAGTCGAGTCCATGACGATCTTCTGCGTGTGGCCCTCCAGGTTCTTCGTCGGCACCATGACCGCCCGGTACAGGTCGAGGTGGTCGACCTTGGCTTTGTCGAACAGGTACTGGTTCACTTCCCACTGCGCGCGCACGTAGGCTTTGAGACCGTCGTATCCGCCCGGAAAGAGTTCGTTCGCGTCATTGACCGCATCCGCCTTGTCTTTGTCGCGGCTCTTGTAGAAGTTCCCACCCAGCTCGTCGGCTGCCGCCGCCTGCATCGCGTAGGCGAGCCGCCCACCTGAGTCGCCAGTCCAGCTCGACCAGACATCTTTGATTGCTTGCGCCGCGCGGTCTGAATTGCTCTTGATCCCGCGATCTGCGAGCACTTGCAGGAACCGCTCCTTGCTCAGCTCGTTGCCGATCGCCTTGGTGCGCTCGTAGTCGCGCCCGTCGCTCAGGAGCTTCCACTCGGACGGAGGCGTGAGCGTGGCCGTGACGGTCTCGCCGCGCTCGTTGTCGTCCCAGTCGCTGCCGTACTTATCTTTGGCCAGCTCGAACTTCTCGCTGTCGTCTTTCTCATCGAACGATTCGCCGATGTAGTCGTTGATGCTGTCCTGGAAGTACTCCGCGTCGGGCGCCTCCATGAAGCTCTGCGGGTCGTCGGTCTTCTCAAGCACGGCCCTCTCGAAGTCGTTAAGCAGGTCGCTGGCAGTTTCGGACGACGACGGCATCTTGGGCACGCCTGCCAGGCCGAGCTGGCCAGGGAACGCCTCGGACCCGACGAACAGGTTGTTGCCCTCGGAGTCGACCATCTCGCCGAGCGCTTCCGGGCTGACGAGCCCCGAGTTGTCGACTAGCTCGTACTTCCGGCTGTCGTAGGAGAGGCCCTTGTCGTCGTTCCACTTGCCGCTCTGGCCGTTGTACCGAAACGCGTACTCGTTGTCCGCGTCCTTGTCCCACAGCTCGCCTAGTACCTCCTCCTTGAGCTCGCCCTTCTCGTCCAGCAGCCCGCTCTTCTCCAGGTCGACGCCGTGCTCTTCGAGCAGCTCCGACAGTTTCTCCTTGGCCCAGTCCTTCTCCTGCCACACGGCGTAGCTGCGTGCGCTCTCGATCGCCTCGGTCTCCCACCAATTCTCGACCGCGGACTCGTAGTATTCCTGCTTGTTGTCGTCGATCCACTGCTCTTTCACGGCGTCCTGATCACTCTCTGACACATCATCCCAGCTCTCAGGAACGTGGAACTTGTCCTCCTCGAGCACATCGACCTCGACTTCCTTGTTGATGATCGTGTCGGCGAGCTTGGAGACATCCGCGATCGCGGCCGTCCTCTGCTCAGCGAGCCCGCCGCCCTTCGGCGCAAACTCGCCGCCCTTCTCAGACCCTCCGGGCTGACGAGGGTGGTCCTCTTCGTTCCACTCAAACTTTTTTACGGACTTTTTTTTTGAGCCGACCCACTCGTAGGCGTGCACGCCCCACGGGGTCTCCTCGTGGTACTTGCGCCTGTGGTAGTGGTAGCAGGGGAAAGTGTGGTCGCGGAAGCCCTTGGCCTTCATGACGTTCGGGTCTTCCTTCCAGGAGCCCGACTTCACGAGCTTCTTGCCCTTCACCTCGTAGAAGCCCATGTCGTTCAGCGGCGGGTAGTAGGCGTGGACCGTGACCGAGAGCTTCTCGCCGTGGGAGGCGCCGATGTCGTGCAGGTAGGGCGCGTTGATCGTGATGCCCGACCCCTCGTTCAGCCCACGGTCGACCTCGTGGAAGGCGAGCGTGTCCTTGCCGAAGTCCTTCTTGTCGATCGCGAAGATGCGCTCGTTGACCGAGCCCTTGTGCACGTAGATGCCGGCCTCGCTCGCGCCGTGGTCGTGGATCGGGGTGGCCTCAAGGCCCTTCTGCTCCTCGCGCCAACCGAGCAGCCACACGTCGGGGACGTTCTTCTCGCCGACGACGAGGTGGATCGCCGGCCGGTCCGGGTACTTCGTGTAGTCGGAGAAGTCGGCGATGATCTTGTCCACTTGGTCGCCGTACTTCGTGCCCACGAACTTCATCATCTCCGCCAGCTCGCCGCGCGTGGGCTCCCTGTCGCCGCCCGTCTTGTTGTGGAGCCAGTTCCGGGCGACCGCGTCTATCGAGTTGATGACGCGGTCGCGTTCCCTGACCTGTTCAGGGGAGAAGCCCGGTCCTGCGTCGGAGCCGCTCGTGACGATCAGCTCTGACGGGTCGACGATGCCCTCGACCGTGCCTGATGTCTTCTTCTCGGAGTCTTTGCCGTTAGCCGCACTGTCACTCCCTTTGGGAGCGAACTCTCCGCCTCTGTCGCTGCCGGAAGGATGACGCGGGTGCGCCTCTTCCTGCCACTCATACTTCTTGCCGGAGGCCTCGCGGTAGTAGTCATACAGCGACTTGTCCGGGTCGTCTATGCGGAACACCTGATTGGGTCCGGGCTTCCAGCCTGTCTTGACCCTGGCGGTGCCGTGCACGACGACGATGTCGGACTCCGGCACGAGGTAGACTATCGACCCCTTCTTGGGCCAGTAGTTGAAGCTCATGATGTCGGCCCTGTCGCGCGGACCGCGAAAGCCGAACGCCGGTAGCAGGTTCACGTGCGGGCCGCCCCTGAAGCCGTTCTTCAAGATCGACTTCAGGTTCTCCTCGCTCGTCCCCTTCTCTATGCCTTGTATGTCGGAGTGAACGTAGTGGGAGTTCCAGAACTTGTCCTCTTCGCGCTTCGCCCTGCGCAGCTCCGCCTTGGTCTTCGGCTTGCCCGCGCCGGAGTCGCCGCTCGGAGCGAACTCGCCGCCCGACTCCCCGCCCTTGGGCTTCCTCGGGTGCTTCGACTCGTCCCACTCGGCATTCTCGCGGATGTCTGGCGCCGGCTCTGGACCGACCAGCTCGTCGAGCAGCCGCTCGATCGCGGCGTCCTCGTCGTCGCCCTCCTGGATGTCGATCAGTACGTACTTCGCCTCTGGCATCACGCCGCCTTCTTCACGTCGATCGTCTCGCCCTTGCCCAGGTCGAAGATCGCCAGCTGGTCCGCCTTCTGCGCCAGCTCGATCGCCTTCTGCCTCTCGCCCACGACCTTCGAGATGTCGAGGTAGAGCTTGCCGTTGTCGATCCAGCCGCCGAGGAAGTTGCCCTGCGCCTTGATGTCGGCGCGGTGCTCGTGGATGTACTGCTTCAGCTGCTTGCGCAGCTCGTCGCGCTTGGCGCTGAGGTCCACGACCTTCTCGGTGTCCTTGCGCACGCTCAGCGCGAAGCCGTTCTTCGGCGGCTCGCGGTCCTTCCAGCGCACGGGGTTGTAGGTGAAGCCCCCCGACTTGACGGCCTTCTCCTTCAGCTCGTCCACCTCCTGGTCGGACTCGCCTCGCGGCAGGCTGCCGCCCCTCAGTCCCGGCCTGCCCTTGTGATCAGGGAAGCTGTTTTTTTTTACTTCGTCGAGGTCGACCGGGTGGAAGCCCTCTTGGCGCTCAGCCTCCTTCTCGTCCCACGCGTCCGGGTCCGCCATCGCCTCGGTGAGGTTCTGGAGCATCCCATGCTTGAGTTCGTCGACGAGGCTCAGTGCCACAGGCGCTCTCCGATGGTCGCACCCGCGAGCACGGCGGGGCTCAGGCTGTCTGCCTTTGCTGACACATACTTCTTCGCCGCGCGATAGACGGTCTCACGGTCAACGAGAGCGTCCTTCGGGAAGCTGTCGAGCAGCGAGGGCTTGGCCGTGCGGTTCGAGAGGTACAGGAAGTCCGCCTTGCCGGAGTTCTTGGAGGCGAAGGTCTGGAAGTTGCGCGCGCCGATCGCGTAGCTGTCTGCGTAGAGGTCGGCGTCGACCATGCGGCCCGTCTTCTGCGCGCGCGAGACCACCCGCTCGAAGGTCGTGATCGGGTCGGCGTCGACGTAGGCGTAGACAACGCGCATGCCGCGCTTCGCCGCCTCGTCCATGACCCAGGGCAGCTCGGTCGAGTTCTGCTCGCCGGCCGTGTCCCACACAGCGCCGACCTTCGACGCCACGGACTTCGCCGAGTCGATGTTCCCGAGCGCATAGCCCTTGCCTGCGGCCACGCCTCCGGCTGTGACGAGGATCGTCTGCTGGTCCTTCGGCAGCTTCGACACCACCTCGTCGAGGTAGCGCGCGAAGGCGTTCTTCGCGACTGCGTTGGCCGTCTGATGCACGGCCACGTTGTAGACGGCCTTGTTGTCGTTGCTCCGCGCGTAGTCGGGCGAGAGCATCTTCGCGTCGTCGGTGGAGAAGGTGTTCGGAGCGCCGGAAGTCGTCACTTGATTGAGGTATGCGGACACCATGTCGGACGGGTTCGCCTCGTAGGCCTCCGCGAAGTTGCTCTCCACGGCCCGCTCCTCATGTGTCAGGTTGGGGAGTCGTGGAATATCTGGGGGCGGAGGCGGAGTCTGGAGTCCGGGCACTCCGACCCTGGCCGCATCGGTAATTCCGTCTTTATTTGCGTCAATATTCGGATTCTCGGGGGTCGGCCGGCTGATCAGGTCAGCTATGCTGCCGGAGCCCTCCTTGCGTCCCTTGGCCTCGCCAGCGCGGTCCCCTTCGCCCTTCGGTGCGAACTCTCCCCCACGGTCGGACCCGGACGGGTGCCTCGGGTGGGCGTCCTCGTCCCAGAACTTCTTCTTCGGCTCGAACACCTGCGCCTGCACGAACTTCTTGCCGGCGAGGTGGCGGGCGACGACCCTGTGGTGGCCGTCCATGAGGTAGTGCGAGCCGCCGCCCTTGAGGAGTTGCACGTGCTTGTTCAGCGCCTCGGGGTCGTGCGACATCTCCTCGACGCGCCCGCTGTGCACGTGGGTCTGCGTGAAGCGGATGTCGGAGAGCGGCACCCGGCGCTTCGGCTGCTTGTTGAACAGCCGTGCGCGCGCCTGCGCGTACTTCTTCGGCTCGGTGTCGAGGTCGGGCTCCATGCCCATCGCCCGGTGCATCTCGTCCACGCCCGGCACGTCGAGGTACTGCATGGAGACCGTGCCGTGCATGTAGGTCGAGACGTGGCGCGCGTCCGGGCCGGTCAGGTCGCGGTTGCGCTCGTGGTTGATCAGGTGGTCCTGGAGGAGCTGCTTGTCCTTCCACTCGCGGTACTCGCGGGCGTGGCGCTCCTTCTCGGTCTCGAACTTGAGCTCCTGCTGCTGCGGCCTGACGACATCGCCGACTACGGCCTCCGCCTCCGCGTTGTCCTTTTTCGCGGCCTTCGGCGGGAAGCCGCCGCCGCCCGGCAGCCCGGCGCCGCCGTTCTCCGCCTTCGCGTTCATCGTGGCGATCATGGCGTCGTGCTGCTCCTTCGCCATCTGGTCCTGCTGCTGCTGCATCTCGGGGGTGACCTCGCCCGCGACCGGGTAGTCCTCGGACAGGAGCGGCATCTCCAGGCGCTCGCGGAAGAAGTTCTCGTCCTCGCGCGTCTTGGTGAGGGCCTTGCCGCTGAGCCCCTTCAGGTACTCCTCGAACTGCTTGGTCTTCTGGTCCTCGGTGAGCGCCTTGAAGCGGAACACCGGATAGAGCCCGTCGAGCACCTCGAAGTTCATGTCGACGAGAGGCTTGATCACCTGCTCGTTGAGGTTCGCCTCCACGTCGTGGCGGATGTACTCCATGAGAGTCACCCACAGGTCGAACTGCGTCTGCGACCGCGCGAGGCTGCCCACCTCCTTCTCGCTGGTGGACGCGCCGATCAGCGAAGGCAGGCCGAGCGCGCCCCTGATCAGGCCGTCGAGGTACTCCAGGACGGGGATGTAGGTGCGCCCGGCGTCGGTGGCGGGGCTCTTGGGGTCGGCTTGGATCGTGTCGGGCAGGATCAGCCCGGACTTGCTCTGGATGTCCCGCATGAAGTTCTCAAGCAGCGACTTCGTCTCGCCGCTGAGGCCGCCCGAGGCGTTGAACACCCAGGTCGGCTCGCCGTAGCGCTCCAGCGTGATCATCATGAACTTGATCACGTTGTCCTTGGCCCACCACGGCCTGTAGCACTCGCGCAGGTCGCTGTCGCCGTAGTAGTTCGAGAACTTCTTGCGGTAGCTGTAGATGACGAACTTCTCGGCGGGGAGCCGGCGCTGCGCCTGGAGGACGCCGTCGGGGTACAGGTTCCCGTACGGGTCCATGTCGAAGTCGAACCCCTCGGGGTTGCGGAACTTCAGCTCCTTCAGCCCGACCCGGCCCTCGTAGTCGCCGTAGTCGATCAGCCAGAAGACCTTCTCCGCGACCGAGTACCCGTAGATGAGCGCGCTCAGCATCTCGATCAGCTTGGTGTCGAAGCTGCCGGCCATGTCGTTGAAGTTCTGCTCGACGAAGTCGGCCACGTCCTCGGCGTCGTCCTTCTCGGACTGCTTCTCGTGGGCGGACGGGACGACCTCCCAACCGGGCGCGATGACGGAGAACTGCTTGGCGAGCATCGCCGCCTTGATCTGCTCGTCGCGCGCCATCTCGGTGTACTTCCTGACCCCCTTCTTCCCGATGATGTCGTCGGGATTGTAGGGGTACGGGCGCGTCAGGTAGAGGTACGAGCTGACGGTGCTGACTTCGGAGCCGAGCGGAAAGCCGGACGTGTTGCCGCCGCCCCTGCTGCTGGGGCGCTTCGGCGGGATGGTGGACTTGAACTTACGCTTTGACTGGGGGCGCGTTGCCATAGTCGTCGCTCAGGTCTGTTGGCGACCACGGCGTGTTTCATAGGGGAAGAGTACTCGGCGGCCGGCGAGAGCGCGTCCGAGACAAACCCGTCGCAGGCTCTCCCTGCGCACCATAGCGCCGTGGTCGCCGGGACTGTATCACAACGGGGCGGACTTGGCTACGTTTTGAACTCCACGAGCCTGTCCGTGACGCGCAGCTCGAAGATCAGCCGCTTGATCGCGTCCTTCAGGATGTCGTCGCGGATGCCGACGATGCGCTGCTTGTGGCCGTCGTGCTCTGTGCCCGGCTCGGCGCCGACGAAGCGCTGGCACTCCTGGCAGTACCAGTTCACTGCACCTTCCCGCGCAACGTCATGTACTCGTCGCGGTTCTTCGTCGCGGTCTCGTTCACCGCGTCGACCTCCTCCGTCGAGAGGCCCTCGAACATCTTCTCCATCATGACCTTCAGCTCGGCCCACTCCCCGCCGACGACCATCGCGCTCAGCGCGAGCGTCATGTTCTTCTGGTCCTCGTCGGACAGGTCGGGGCGCATGGCCATGAAGAAGGTCATCACGCAGTTGATCATGAACCCGAGGGCCGCGCACTTCGTGCAGCAGGTGTGTGTCCCCGTCTCAAGCTCGTCGAGCAGCAGCTTTATCGCCACTTGGAACATTTTCATCCGAAGTTCCAGTCTGGCTTCGTCCGCTCGCCGTAGCTGGCGATCGCGGAGAAGTCCGGGTAGTTGACTAGCACGTTGTACGCGCCCGAGCTCGCGTCCACCTGGTCGTTCTTCACCGTGCCGCTCGGGAACTGCTCCATCTCCTCAAGGTAGGGCTCGTTCCAGGGTGCCGTCACCATGCGCACATTCTTGGCCTCGCACTGGGAGGCGAACGGCGCGGCCCGCACGGTCTTCTCGCCCGTCGCCTTGAACGGGCGCACGACGAACTGCGGCAGGAACCTGATGTAGTCCGCGATCACGGCGATGCCGGACGACCCGGGCTCCTGCTCGATCCAGATCGCCACGCTCGGGCCGTCGGCGTATGCGGTCGTCTTGACCAGATCCTTCACGTCGCCCGGGGTGGCGCGCTTTCGCACCACGTGCTCCACCGTATAGAGCCCGTTGTGGTAGCTGAGCTTCGCGCCGCAGGTATAGCTCGGGTTCTTGTTCTTGTCCTCGGCGGTCGCGGCCAGGTCCCAGAAACGCACGCGTGCGGTGAACGGGTCGGCTGGGCCGCCCGGCACGGGGATGAACCACTCGCGGCGGAACATCTTGCCCGGGGGCTTCGCGTTCCAGTCGCCGCTCTCAAGCGCGACGCGCGTGTACGGGTCGAGGTTCGAGAGCGAGCGCTTGTAGGCGATCTTGTCGAGGAACGGGTTGTCCTCAAGGCGCGCCGGGATGTAGAGGCGGGGCTCGGAGTTGGGGTTGTAGGGGCAGTCGCACTTCTCGGCGTCGCAGTGGTCCTTCCAGTGGTAGTGCTGGCAGACCTCACAGGGTTCCTCGGCGAGCGCCGGGTCGAACGGGCAGGTGATGAACCTGCGCTTGAGCCAGTTGGCCCCAGGCCCGATCGGGTTCGCCCCCAGGCGCATGCGCGAGGGAATCTTGATCTCGGCCCCGCGCCGGAGCCGCGAGAACAGGAACTTGTAGGTGTCCTCGTTCGGGAACTCAGCCGCCTCGTCGATGCCGATGAAGTTGTAGTTCGCAGACTGGTACTGCCACTTGTCGTCGTCGCGGGAGAGGTAGCCGAAGTTGAGCGTGGCCCCCAGGGGGAACTCATAATGGTTCCCCTTGACCCATGCGGCGTCGCTGCCCCCCAGCCAGCGCTTAGCCAGGGAGATCGTGGCCCCGGGCATCTCCAGCTCTGCGTGGGTCCTGCGGATGATGAGCGCATCGTAGTTCGGCTGGTCCGCGTACTGGAGCGCAGCCGCGAGCATCCCGGCAGTCTTGCCGCCACCGGCAGCCCCGCCGTAGAGAATCTCCAGGTTGGGCGCGCGGAGGAACGCCTCCTGCTTGAAGGAGAGCGTCGGGGGCATGTACTTCGTCCGCCGCACGGGCGGGACGTAGCCCTGAATCTGGTCGAGGACGACCTTGCGCTGCTCTAGCGGGAGGGTCGCGAGGTGCCGTGCGAGCCGGTCTCTAGCCGCCTTGTCCACACCGGAATGGTATCGCTGTCGCCGAAAGCCTTGTCAAGTAGCTCGTTTGCTCAACGGCACTCCCACCGCTAGCGCTCTTGCGCTGCTTCTTGTTCTCCAACCATGAGCGGAGTCGCTTCGTATTTTGCTCCGCAGCGAGTTCATCTCCCTATCCTTTCGCATGGCAGTGCACGCAGTACTTGCGCCCGTACTCCTTTCGCATCCCCACCTGCTGGGCGAGCCTCAGGGACGAGAACAGGTGCCGCCTGCAAGGCTCACCAGTTCTCTTGATGGTCCAACTGAAGCTGTCGATTAGGTCGTCTGTGTGTGCGAGATCGCGGAAGTCCTCAGCCGTCAGCGGGTACAGCGTCGGCACGCTTGACCTCCTCGATAACCAGCGTGGCCCTTGCCCCGAGCGCCTTGGCTATCCGCTTGATGGTGCCGAGCTGCATGCTCATGTCGCTGTTCTCGTACACCGAGATGTTCTCCTGGGAGCAGCGCACCTTCCTCGCCAGGTCCGTCTGCGACATGCCGCGCCCCTCCCTGAGCTTGCGGAGCTGCTCACCGATCTTCTTCTCCTTCATTACGACCGCCGCCCCAATCACTATCAGCACCGCAATAAATGCCCTCACGACTCACGCCCCGCCCTTCCCGTTGGTTCCGTTGCCATTCTCCCCTCCTATCAGTATCGCCTCGTCAATCTCTGCTGCGACCTCGATCGGCGGCATGAGCGACGCCTCGACCAGCGCCGCGATGAAGTCCGCCATCTTCTCGGGGTCCTCGTGGATCGGCTTGGTCAGCTCAATGGCCACGGGCTTCTCGGGGTCGCCCGTCATCTTGACCTCGGCCCGCCGACCGAACGTCTCCGGGTCCATGCGCTCAAGTATCCAGGCCGAGGCCGTCCACTGCCGCTCCCGGCTCTGCTCGGTGGTCGTCTCGACGATCTCCAACTCGCCCTTGTCGTTGCGCTTCTGCACCACCTTGCGCCGGACCACGTCGTAGCCGTCGCCCGTCTGCCTGATGTTCTCGAAGTGCCTGAGCCTCCCCTGGGCCGCCGCCTCTTTTACTGCGACGGAAAACTCCTTGTAAATCCCACTCTTGGCCTTCGCGCCCTTGGCCAGCCAGTCGTTGATCGTGTCGCGGTGGATGCCGTTCGCGGCTGCCACCGTGTACATCGGCGCGCCCGTGGCGATCAGCGACGCGATGCTCCTGATCAGCTCGGCGCTGATGATCGGCGGTCGCCCGCCCCGCTTGAGCTTGCGCTGCACCTTGACCGACTCGGGCATCTCAGCCATGCGACACCTCGAACAGCGCGTAGTACTCGCGCCACCACCTGGTCTGCGGGTCCAGCCTGTCCCACCAGGCGCAGCCCCGTACGCACGTGTGGATTTCCAACACGCGGTCAGTCGCCCGACAGCGCGGGCAGCGCACGTAGCTCGCGGGCGTGTCCCAGTCGTCGCGCACGTAGTGCTTCCACGCCTCGACGTACCCGCTGTACTCCACGAAGTGCTCGATGCAGCACTCCGGGATGCACGAGTGCCTGCCGAACTCCCAGTGGTACGCCGCGTATATCTCTCGATATGGCACTTCAACCTCCTGTCACCAGTAGTAGACCCACGGCTTCTTGTCGAGCGGGAACACCTGGTTGTCCCAGTCCTTGGATAGCAGCGACCGCCTCACCGCCGCACGGCGCTTACGGTGCTTATTCACGTTGCGCCAATCCTTCGGCTCAACCCGCATCCAGTTCCAGTGGTCGCCGAAGAGCTTCGCCTTCAGCTTCGAGCCGTGGTGCCTCGTCCTGCTCACCTTCGTCTCCGTTCCTTGCCGCTCTGCCCTGCCTGGTACTCGCGCATCGCCCTGAACTGCTTGAGCTTGCCCGTCTTCACGCAGTCCCCGCACACGCGGTAGCTGTTCGCCCCGATCTCCACGACCCTGCCCGCTGGTCGGCTCCACTCGCCGAAGCAGACCGCGCACGTCGGGTCGTCCCACGTCTCGATCAGCGTCATAGGTCGATCTTCCTCATCGGCTCCACGAGCGGCGCGTCAGGCTCGACGCGAAGCTCCCTTGGGCAGCGTGTTGTTACGCGCCGGACTCGGGCTCAAGGAAAAGGAGTAAGGGAGCATCGCGGAGTATTTTCCTTGGCGCAATCCTTATATCACTAGCGGCAATTTCCCCGGAGAAATACTCCAGAATACTCCACATACTCCATAAAGGAAAAAGCCGTGCCCATTGCTCACTCCAGGTCGATCAGCCTGATCGGGTCGGCCACGGACGGCTTCTCCTCCTCGGCTTCCTTCTTTGCCTTCTTCCACTTGAGGAACTCGGCGAACTCGCGCTGCTGCTGCCGGTAGCTCTTAAGGCGTCGCTCCTGCTCCTCGGGCGGCTCCTGTCTGGACCAGCCCAGCGGAAGCACCGAAACGCTCGAAATGAAAACGGCGGAGGTCGACACCACGCTCACGACCTCCGGCTCTTTCTTCTTTTTCCCGAACATGGCTCACTCCACCGTGATCAGACGCAGCGCCTCGCGCTCGCGCTCCAGCTGCTCGCTCCGCTTCTGCTCCTCGCGCTCCTGGCGACGCCGCTCGGCGCGGCTCTTGTTCGTGTCGCTGCCGAACACGATCTCGCGGTCGACCCCCATCTTGATGAACAGCTTCCCCTTGATGTCGACCGTCAGCACGTCGGTCCCCGAGAGCGCGGCCCCGGACGGGACTGTGTAGACTACCTCCTTGTCGTCCTCAAGGTACACGATGGCCATGAGCCCCACCCGGTTCGGTCCGAAGAGGCTCGTGAGATTGAGCGTTTCACGTGGAACTTTCCTGTTCGCCTCCGCGATCTCCGCGAGCCGCTTGGGCGAGTAGTCCTCTGGGTCGTCTGTAGGCATTTCGCCTCCTTATCCCTTGCGCCAGAACCCGATCAGCCCCGCGCTGTACTTCTCAACCTTGAACTTCAGCGCCTCGTACTCCCGCTTCGTCCACGCCCCGAGGTGGCGCTCGTACTCGTTGCCGTTGAGCGGCCCCTGGTCGAGCCATCCGTCGGGCGTCGACAGCACGATCGTCCGGAAGCCGAGGAGCTGCCAGCTCCTGATCGTGCGCTCCGCAACGTCGTTGCGCAAGTGCTCGGGCCCGTCCTGCCAGACCACGCAGTCGCGCATCCACGGCGGCACCAGTTCCAGCAGCTCCTCGGCGCGGCCCTGCGTCTTGAAGCAGGTCTGGTACGGCGTCGAGAACGAGTCCACGTTCGGTCGGTGCGCCTCCACGAGCAGCGTCAGCGGCAGCGACTCGTCGCGCCGCGCCCACTTGATCCACTCGAAGAACTCGTAGCCTGAGTCCTGCGGCCTCCAGCCGATGTAGACCACCGACTTCGCGCACAGGACCGTCATGTCGACCTCCTCCTTGAACTCAGGCAAGTGGTCGAGGGTCTGGTCCGCGTAGGGTTTGCCCCCGAAGTTGTACGCCATCTGGAACCTCCGTTTTCTCTGGGCGTCCCACCCCGACGCGCGGCTGCCTCCCGGGCTTCTTCGGCCCCTTGCGCTTCCAGCGCCCCGGCGTGATGTCGCAGTGCTTGGCCACCCGCTTCAGGAACGACTCCGGCTGGATACCCAGCACGTCGCAAACGAACTCGAAGCTGATCGCGGTCTCCTTGATCATGCCCGCGAGCCACAGCTTGCAGTCCTCGATCGTGTCGCGGTCCTTCTCGCTCATCCCCCTGCGCTGCTTCGAGACCCACAGCACCGTGTCCTCAAGCAGCGCGATCAGCAGGTCGCGCTCACCCGTGTGGACCGCGTGCCTCCCCTGGCTCGCCCAAGCGGGCGAGGTGGGGTCCGGGCCGCACAGCAGCATGAACAGCTCCTCGCTGATGTCCGAGCCGCCGCGTCCGCTGTACGCCTCGATCTCGTAGTCGGTGAGCTCCTTCTTGTCGTCTTCTCGTGTTTTCAATGGTCCTTGTCCAATCCGCGCTGGTACTTCCCCATCGCGACCGCAAAGGCCGTAACGACGGCCTGGTAGCTCTTCTCGATGTGCTCGTCCATCCCCCCCGCCGCCAGCATCCCGTCCGCCATCGCGTCGATGTACTTGAATATCGCAGCCTCCATCTCAGCGTACCCCGGCACCGCCATGAGAGCCTCCTCACGAGTAGTGCACGATCTCGCTCCCACGGAAGTCGAGCTTGAAGCCGACCTCAAGGAGCGGCGACAGTGCCGCCGACACGGACGGCCCGGCCTCTGGGGGTCGAAACACCAGCAGGAACCCGCCACTTCCGGCACCCAGCAGCTTCCCGCCCCACGCCCCGACCCGCCGCGCGGTCTTATACGCGTCGTCGATCGCGGAGTTGGTGATCCTGTCAGACATCCTCTTCTTCAGCTCCCACCCGGCGTGGAGCGTCCTGCCGAACCAGCGCCAGTCGCGCTGGTCTAGGAACTGCACGCCCGCCGCGACCATCTGCTTCATCTCGGCCAGCTCGCCGAGCCTGTCGCCGATACCCGCCACCTGCGCCGCCGCCACCGCCGAGGCCGCCCGGGGCTGCCCGACGAAGAACAGCGTCATGTGGCCCTCCAGCTCCGCCACCGCCTCCCGCGACATCGTCACCGGCTGGACCTTGACGCCAGCGCAGTCGAAGTCGATCCGGTTCACCCCGCCGTAGGCCGCCGCCGTCTGGTCCTGCGACCCGACCACCTCCCCGAGCAGCGTCTGCTCGACGTAGATCGCCTGGCCCGCGAGCGTCTTCTTGCTCACCATCTTGCCCTGGAGCGCGTGGAGCGCGTGGAGGAGAGCCACCGTGAACGAGCTGGACGACCCCAGCCCGCTCCGGCCCGGCAGGTCGCCGTCGTAGTGCACCTCGACGTCCCTGACGTTCAGGAACTCCAGGCAGGCGCGCGCCGACGGGTGGCGGATTTCTGTGGTCGTCTTCACGAGTTCGATCTCGGACCACACCACACGGCTCCTGTGCTCGAAGAACGGCGGCAGGTGCCGGGCTGTGATCCAGCAGTATTTGTCTATCGTGGCTGAGAGGACTGCCCCTCCGTGCTCGACGTAGTAGGCCGGGTAGTCGGTCCCTCCGCCGAAGAAGCTGACTCGGTAGGGTGCGCGGGCGATAACCGTAGGACGCCTCTGGACTTCCAGTAGGACCGGAAGTCTTCCAGGTCCTTTGGCGTTCCAATATCATAGAACGGCCCGTCCTTGAAGTGGAAGTTCACGGGCCCCATGTGCCGCTGTACCCGGAACAGGAACTTCGCGTCGAGGTTCTGGCCCTGGAAGACGGCCTCGTGGTTGAGCGTCCTGAAGACGAACTGCTTCGACAGCACGAAGATGCCGCGCGGCAGCCCCTCGGACGTCACCGAGGCCGTGATCGGCGTCTGCGTCGCCGCTCTGTGCCGCGACATGATCAGCTCCAGGTCGAAGTTCTCCTGCCAGGTGTCGCCGTTGACCACCACGAGGTTGTTCGTGTTCGCCAGCTTCAGGTGGTGGAGCGCGCACTGCGCCGTCCCGCCCCGCTCGGTGTCCTCGACGCACTCGATGCCGTCGTAGACGACCATGTGCTTGCGCACGGTCGCCCCCAGGTGGCCCGTCGCCAGCGTGATCCTGTCAGGTCTTTCTCTTCTTAGGCCCTCGATGAGTATGTCCAAAAACGTGGTTTCGCCCGCGATCGGCGCTAGGCACTTCGGCAGGCTTGGCGGAATCGCCCCCGCCAGCCGCGTCCCGAGTCCGCCGCACATCACTACGATCTCCAGTCCTTTCATTTCCCAGCTCCTTCATTGTTTGCTTAAATCGCTTCTCCGCCAGCTCGGCGAGCATCCCGAAGAACGCCCGCTTGATGATCTTCGGCGCTTCGCACGCCGGGCACACCTTCCTCGCGTCGAGGCAGACGATCTTCGCTGCCGCCTTCCCGGCCCAGCGGTCGACTACCTCAAGCCCATCCTTCTTAGCCATCGTCTCACTCTCCTCCTGTCCTCGGCGACCGGCAGGGTCCGCATCGCCCTCCACTTCTCGATGTCCACGTCCGGCACGGACGTGTATCCCCAGAACCCCTCGCCGTCTGGCGTCGGCACAGCCGGGATGTAGGACCCGATCTGGTCCGTCCTGCCGCCCCGCCCGTTCGGCCTCGTCCCGGCGTCGTCGATCCCGGCGATGCTCTCCACTGTCATCTTCGACGCGCACTCTGATCGCGCGGCGCTCAAGCGCCGCCTTGAGGAGGGTCTCCGGCGGTTGTGTTTGTAGAGTTTCATTTCAGAATTTCAAAACCTCTTGGCCCATCCGCTTCGCGGCGATCTCGCAATACTTTTCCTCGATCTCAATTCCGATGGCCTTGCGGCCCAGGTCTTTGGCTGCACGTAGCGTGGTGCCACTGCCCATGAAGGGGTCGAGAATGATTCCGTCAAGCGGGCACGAATACTGAATCAACGGGATCACCACAGCGACGGGTTTCTGAGTCGGGTGTTCGGCATAGCCGTGGCAGTTGGAAATGTGGAAAACTGAAGTCATCAATCGCGGGCCGCCGTCGTGGGAAACATACGGCGTGGCATCGATGTGCCCGGTATGCGTTGGACGAGCTCTTTTGCGCACAGTCCTCGCAGTAGCATCCGGCGTCGTGACCGGATTTTTGTAAAGCGCTGACCATTCACCTCTGTAGAACTGCGCGACTATTTCGTGGACTCGCTTAAATCTATCGGCGTGAAAAGCCGAACCGTTTTGCTTTTCCCAGACGATCTCCTGAGCCTTCTGCCATCGTGAGCAATCACCAATTCTCGCCATTTCCATGAACATCTGCAGCGAACCGAAACACCAAATATTTGCCGTCACCATTTCGCAGGCATCCATCCAGCCCCGAACGGTCGCATCCCATTGCAGGGATGTTTCGCCATACGGCGGATCAGTCAGCACCAAATCCACCGGCTCAAGCGTCGGCAATATCTCACGACAATCACCGTGAAAGATTTGCACCGCGTCGTCTTGGTAATAGGGTTTCATTTGATTTCCTTTCTCACCATCCCGCCCATTCGGCCCCGAAGTGCCCGCCGCGCCGCACCCCCCGCACTCGTAGGTCACGGCCATTGCCTCGCCCCCTTCACCAACTCCTCGATCCCCTCCTCCAGCGAGTGGATCGGCCTGAACCCGGCCTTCGCGATCTTCTCGTTCGAGACGAAATAGTCGCGCTTGTCCGGGTCCTCCATGTGCTGAGCCTCCGTGATCGCGAAGGCCCCGCCTACCGCGCGCTGCACCCTATCGGCCAGCTCGCGCTTGGTTAGGTTGGCCTCGTCGAGGCCCAAGTTGAACACCTGGTTGTTGAACTCCTCGTCCACGATCGCGCGCTCGAAGGCGCGGGCCACGTCGTGGACGTGGATGAAGTTGCGCCTGAACTGCGGCTGGAACAGCACGATCGCCCGATCCTTCACCGCCCGCCACACGAAGTTGTTCACCATCAGGTCCCAGCGCATCCTCGGCGACATGCCGAAGACCGTGGCCAGCCGAAACACCGTGTAGTTGCCGCGCGCCACGATCAGCTTCTCCGCCGAGCACTTCGTTACTCCGTAGAGCGAGATCGGCCTCAGCTCCGACTCCTCGGTGCAGACCGCCTCGCCGCTCATGCCGTACCCGCTGTTCGTGTTCGGGAAGACGATCCGCTTCTCCGGCGCGAGGTACTTGCAAAGCGTCACGATCGCGCCCTCGTTGGTCGTGGTCGCGGCGACCGAGTCCCTCCTGCACTCCTCCACCCCCACAAGCCCCGCCAGCGGCACGACCACGTCCGCCCAAGTCGCCCACGTCCCGACCTTCTCCCACTTCCGCGCGTCCGTCCGCTCGATGATCAGGCCCCCGTTGCTCGCGAGCGCGCTCAGCGACGGGACCCCGTGGCGGAAGCTGTCCAGCGCCACGACTTGGTGGTTGCCGCGCAGCAGCCGCTCCACCAGCACCGTGCCGATGTAGCCCGCCGCGCCCGTGACTAGAATCCTCATTCCTCCTCCTTCATGTCCGGTCCGTGGTAGTCCTCCTTGTGGAACGGGCGCTTGTCCAGGATCGCCCGCACCTTCGCGAAGTCGATCGGCGCGCCGTGCACGTCGATGCCGACGTCGAGCCGCTTGCCGCGCTCCGCGAGCGAGCCGTGGCTGTGCCCGTGGAGGTGGTATGAGCCCCAGTGCGAGTTCCGCCACACCGCGAGCGGGTAGTGGCAGAGCACGACGGTCTTCCCCTCGACCCTGACCTCCGTGAAGTCCGAGACCGTCTGGAAGACGGAGTCGAAGAGCCACTGCTTGAAGTGGCGGTCGTGGTTGCCGCGCACGACGTGGAGCCGCCCGCGCAGCTCGCGCAGCAGGTCGATCGTCTTGCCCGGCGTCGTGAACGACAGGTCGCCCAGGATGTAGAAGTCGTCGCCCGGCTTCACGAGCGCGTTGCAGCTCTCGATGATCGAGATGTCCATCTCCTCGACGCTCTTGAAGCCCCTGACCTCCGCCATTTTCTTGTGTCCGAGGTGGAAGTCGGACGAGAACCACGTTGTCATTTTTGCTCCCCCCTTATTTCGTCCAGCAGCTCCCGCTTGAGCGGCACCTCCAGCATCCGCCTGACCTCGGCGAGCGCGTCCGCGCCGAACTTGTCCGAGATCAGGCGCTGGTAGCCAGCCCCCTGCATGTAGGTTTGGAACGCCGAGTCCCTGAAGGCCAGCACCTCGGCGGCGCTCATGTGCTCGGTGGCGAGCGGCGTGTGGTTCGCCGCGTGGAACGAGTAGGCGCTCCAGTCTGGCGGCCTCCAGCCCTTCGCGCGCAGCTCGTCGTACTGGCGGCTGCCCGGGAAGGCCACGTTGCAGTACATGTTCACGAACTCCGTGTTCAGCTCCTGCGCGAACGAGAGCGTCTCGCCCATCGTCTTCAAGGTGTCGCCCGGGAGCCCGAAGATGTAGTTGCCGATCACGCTGATCCCCTCGCCCTGGAGCCGCCGCACGGCGGCGACGACCTCCTTGCGGCTGTAGTCGCGCTTGTCGACTGCGCCCAGGGCCTCCGCATAGACGGACTCGATGCCGAGCGCCGCCCAGGTGAAGCCCGTCCGGCGCATCTTGCGGAGCAGCCTCTCGTCGGTCCCGACCGTGTCGACGCGCGAGTAGAACCAGATGTTCACGTAGTGGTCCGAGATGCCGCGCTCCCACAGCTCGTCGCACAGAGAGTCCACGTGGGCCCGGTTGAGCAGGAACATCTCGTCGGCGACCTTGATGTGCCGCACGTCCCAGCGCTCGACCAGGTTCACGACGTCGTCCGCGATCTGCTTCGCGTCCCACATGCGGTAGCTGTTCGCCTTGCCCCTGAACTTCGCCTCGTCGCCCTCGCGGAACGGCGCTTGGATGCAGCAGAACGAGCACGAGTATGGGCAGCCGAGCGTCGTGTAGATGCTCGCGTAGTTCTGGCGCGTCGCCTTGGGCTGCCCGAACACGTGCCAGTTGTGTGCGCGGTACTGCCGCTTGCGCATGCCCGACAGCTTCGACCACTCGCGCCCGGGTATCTCCGCAGTGTCCCACACCAGCGGGGCGGGGTTGGTCCTCATCGCCTCGCCGTGCTCCCAGTAGCAGACCCCCTGCGGGAAGTCTGGCCGCACCGTGTACTTCCAGTGCTCCCGGCGCTCGCGGACGTAGGCGTAGAGCTGCCTGAGCGCCTCGAACCCCTCGCCCGTGCAGACGAAGTCGGCGTTGGTCTCCTCAAGCGTCCGTTCGGGCAGCGCCGCAGGGTGGGTGCCGACCACGACGATCGGCACGCCGCGCTCGTTGACCTGGGCGAGCGCCTCGCACATCGCGATCGCGGCGGGCATCGTCTGCGTTGAGGCCGACGGCTGCTGGCCGTAGACGACCACGACGGCGAGCGACGGGTCGACGGCCTCCATGTACCAGCGCGCCGCGTGCTCGACGCTGTCGGCGAACTGCGTGTCGGCGATCGCGGTCGGGATGCCCTTGGCCGTCAGGTAGGAGCTCAGGAGCCGACACCAGAGCGGCGGCTCGATCGCAGCGAACTCGTCGGCCAGCCCCTGGTAGATCGAGCGGCGGCTACTCGGGTTGATCAGAAGAACCGGATTCATAACCCAAATCCTCGAACAGTCTGAACGCGGACCGCGCCGATCCGCACAAGTCGAAGTTCGCGAAGTCTAGCTTCACGCCTTCGTCGAGCATTCGCTTCAGCGCTCGCCTCACTTCCACTCCGTAGGTATGAACGTACGGGTAACGCCTCTTCAGAGTTGCGACGATAGCCGAGTTTTGGTCCACGATGTGAATATTCTTCTGTTTGAACCCTTTGCTCATCGCCACCTCAATTTCGTCCCCCTCTATGGAGGGCATCATCATGATCTGCGCCGAACTTCTGTGATGTCGAAGAACTTTTGCTATCGGCGCGTATATATCACGCCGATAGTGTCGTTTGTTCCCGAAGTCGTACCCTGTCTTGGGCGCCTTCCGTTGGGTCATATCTCGATCCTGTTCGTCGTCTTCTTCTTGTTGTAGACGCCCGCGATCCTGTTGGCGAGCGCCCGCTCCAGCGAGAGCCCGTTCACCTTCGCGTAGTCGCGCGCCTGCCCCAGCAACCGCGACGGGCCCGCCGTCTTGCCCAGCTTCTTCGCCAGCTCGTCGTAGTTGATGTCGCCGTTGAACCTGCTGCACAGGATGCCCAGCGCCCTGATGAAGCTCCCCTCGAAGCTGTCGGGCTCGCGCTCCCACGCCGAGATGATCACCCTGAGCACCTTGTCGAGCACCTCGCTGCCGTACTTCTTGTAGACCCCCTCGACCGCCGAGATCGCGATGATCGTCCCGGCTGTCTTGAACTTCCCGACCTTCAGCTGGTGCTTGGCGAGCAGCTTGCTCACCTCGACCGCTGTCTCCTCGCGCGCGATCACGCGGATGGGCCAGTTGTCGACCTGACTCACGGGCAGCGTGGCGTTGAGCCCGGTGAACGTGCGCGCCAGCTGCTCCTCGGGGGCCTCGTCGTGCACGGCGCACGGCACCTTCTGGGTGTCGGTCCCGAGGACCTTCTTCGCCGCGTGCCAGCGGTGCTGCCCGTTGAAGATGTAGTAGACGCGCTTCCCGCGCACCTCCTTCTCCTCGACGCTCAGCTCGCCGAACTTGTCGGGGTCAAAGCCGGCCGCGATCTTGTTCACCCACGACGGACGGAGGTTCCTCTGGATTCTCGGGTGGACCTCCAGGTCCGACAGCTTGATGAACTCGTGGCGGACCCTCTCGAACGATAGAGTTGGCTGATCCATTTCGTTTCTCCTCCCTCTCCTCTTCTAAGATCGTGTTAAGCGTCCGACGCGCTCCTCTCACCCGCTTGAGCCAGCCCGCACGCCCCTCGTGGTCACGCGTCCTCGGCTCGGCCAGAAACTCGCTCAGCATGTCGGAGGCGTTCTCCAACTGGTCGAGGCAGCTGTTCATCCGTTGCTCGATCGCCCTCGTAGGCGACCGCCTTACCTTGGCCTCGCCCATCGCGACCAAGAGCGGCCTCCGCGCCCCCCTCGCCGACGCCTCAAGCACCTTTCGCACCAACTCTGGCTGCCCTTCGAGCGGGTACTCCGACAGCGTCAGCGCCATGTTGCGCGTCAAGCCTCCGGCGCGGAGCGCCTGCACCACAGCGTCGCTCGCTGACGCCACGCGGCGCGCCTCGTCGACGCGCCGCTGGTGAACCCCGTATTCGATGGACGCCTGCTTGACTGAGAGCCGCCTGCCAGCGACAGCCTTTCCCATTGCTATGAACTCGTCGATGTGCATTTTTCCGCTCATTGTCTACCGCATTTCAAAATGCTTGGGCAAGAAAAATCTTACCAACAGACTTATCAACTGTCCTCGCGGCTCACGACCGGCCTCGACACGCCCCAGTCGATGTCGTACTTGTCCCACTTGTAGCGCGCGTGGGTCTCGTAGGCGCGGTTCCACAGGTAGTGGAAGACCGCCGTGTCGCTCAGCACGGCGTGCCCGTTCGCGACCCAGGGCGGGATCAGCACCTGCGGCGCGTCCGGCCAGAGCTCGATCACCTCTGTCTCCATCGAGCGCGTGTCGAGGAGCCCGAGACGGATTACGCCCACCAGGCAGCACGCGAGCTTCCACGTCTTGAAGTCGGTGTGCAACCCGCGCAGCGTGTTCATCCGCTCGACGACCACGTTCTCGTGGTGCCAGCGGAAGGGGAACGACTCCGAGCGCGCGTCGTCGTGCGCGACCCAGTAGCGCCGACACGCGTCGAGCCACTCGTCGTTGTTCATCGTCTGATATGTGGTGCCGCGCTCGTCGCTGTGCGTGAACGCGAAGCTGGCTGTGAACGCCAGCTTGGTCTGCTTGATCACAATCATTTGGTCGCCTCCATGTAGACGCTCGCGCGCCTGGCCTGCTCGTTGGCCCACTCCGTCCCATCCAACTGGCCCCGGTACTGGAGACGGCCCAAGAGATAGAGGGTCGGGTCGTCGAAGTAGGGCTTCACGCCCGTCGAGAACATGGCTCGCGCCTGCGCCGCAGCATGGACAACGCCCTGGGCGTTGCAGGCTATGTTGTGCAGGCAACGCGCCATCACCTCCACGCTCGCGAGCCGCAGCTTGATCGTGCGGATCGAGCCGTCCTCGAAGAGGAGGTTGTCCGCCACGACGATCGGTGCCCGGTCGAAGGCGCACGCCTCGAAGTAGCGCACGCTCATCTGGCCCGACCCCGACGGGCAGAGGGCCATCGACCACTCGGCCATCTCGTGGCGGTAGCGCAGCACGTCGGCGTGGTTCGCTGGCGTCGGCGCGTTCCAGTTGTCCGTGAACTCGAAGAGGTGGTCGACGCCCGACTCTTGCACGGCGAGCCTCAGCCGCTCGCGCACCCCGTGGGGGTCGCGCTGGCCCCTGAAGTAGAAGCCGTGGCGCTTCGGCAAGCTGAGCGGCGGCGGGTCCTCCACCAGTGCCATCAGCAGTTTCGAGCACCCGGGGCGCACGAAGCAGCTCCAGTTCCTGTGGTTCGGCTCGGCGTTCATCGCCGTGATGATGGAGTGCCTCATCCAGGGCATGAACGAGAGGTGCGACTGGTCGCCCTCCAGGTCGAAGACGTGCCGCTCCTCGGTCTCGACGCGGAAGTGCCCGAAGCGCTCGGACCTGAGCATCCACCTGTTCTCGTCGGTGTACTGGCCGCAGTAGAACAGCTCGGCCTCCGTCGGGCCGACGATCTCGCACCACCGACGGATGCCGTCCTTCGAGAACGGCACCGTGTCGCGGTACTCCGGGATCGTGTCGTGCACGTGCCCCGGGGCGTGGTCGTAGACGAACAGCTTGAGCTTCCTCATAGCCCCTTCACCACCTTCTTGATGTCCTCGAAGGTCGTCGCATCGTCGTTGTTGAACCTGACCACGAAGTTCCACTCGTCGTACTTGTCTGGGGTCGGCAAGTCTCGCATCTTCGCGATCCGCTTCGCCAGCTTGGCGACCAGCCGCCTGAACCGCGAGTCCATTCCCTTGCCGCACACCTGGAAAGCGCCGCCGACGAGGCACATCGCGACCCGCCTGCCAGCGAGCCGCTTCGGGTCGAGCCTCGTCTCTAGCAGCGTCCGCCCGAAGTCTCCTCGCGGCATGCCTTTCCACGACGCGAGGTCGTGCTTTATCCAGGACGTGGGGTCGTCGTCGAACAGGTCCTCCAGCGTCTTCGCCCTCAGGTTCGCGCCCGGTTCCCTCTTTCTCATTTGCCTATCCTCCTTTTCATCCTGCGATCGGGTGGGCCACGCAGCGGCACCCGTTCTCTTCGTTGCTGCACCCGACGCTGATCTCGTTCACGTCGGCGAGCAGAGCGCCGTTCCGCGCGCGGCAGCCGTCGCACGTCGCGATGTCCATCACCGCCACGCGCCTGAAGCCGCGCATCCCCTCACGCTGAGCCCGCATCTTGTCCCACTCGCGCTCGACGATGTCGACGCGAAGCAGGTCCACCTCGCGCATGAGCGAGCGGTACAGCTCGCGGATGCGGTCCACCCTCTCGTTCAGCGACTTCGTCGCCGCCACGGCGGGGCACGTCTCGTCATCCCCGTACTTGCACCGCCCCATGTCCTCGCCCTGGTTGCAGTGCGTCATGTGCGTCCCTATGTTCACTTGCGCTCGCCTCCCTTGTCTCTCTTGAAAACCTTGTCGGCCTTGACGCTCACCCTCTTCAGCGTCTTCTGCCCCTTCTTCGTGAGGAAGAGCGTCTTCGGGTCGTAGTCGAGCCACTGCCTCTTGCCGTCGTCGTACAGCGCCGCGTGCGCGTCCTTGCTGATCTCTATGTCGAGGTCTGCGTGGTGGATGTCGTAGTCGGTGAACTCAGACCCTTTGTATACGCGGAACACGTGGCCGCCGAACGCCTCCCGGATGAGGCAGCCCTTCACGCCCTCTGCGTCCTTCGCGACGACTCTCTTGCCCCTGATCTTGAGCTTCCACTTCTTTCGCTTCACTTCGCCTTCTCCCTTCCCATCGGATAGATCGCCAGCATCACCTGTTGCGCCTTCGGGTCGTTGTCTCGCGCCCAGCCGTTCATCACGTCGAACGCGCCGTCGAGCGCGCCCGTCTCAAGGATCACGTCGTGCAGGGTGTAGTCCGGCCCGCGCTCGTGCTTGTTCCGTCCCCACGCCCGCTCCGACATCATCTTCGTGATCGGGTGCGTCTTGCCCAGCTGCTCCGCGATGTGCTGGAACGCCCGCCGCCGCCTGCTCGCCATGTACTCCCAGTCCTTCTTCACATACAGACTCATCGCCACGCTCCCCTTCCTTCCGGCACGGCCACGCTCTCGCGGCCAGCCTTGATCTCTTCCACCCGCCTGTTGAATATCCCCTCGTTCTCCTGCGGGGTCCTGAGCCAGTCGCGCCGCACGCCCGGGATCAGCTGCGCGTTGGCCTTGGTCCCCATCTTGTGGGCGAGGAGCGTCGGGTCCAGCTCGAAGCGGTGCCCGACGTAGTTCGCCCTCCACCCCACGTCCACGTCGTTCGACCCGTAGCCGCCGTCGTACGCCTCGTCGAGCCCGTTCAGCTCGCGCAGCACGTCCATCGGCACGCTGTCCGGTATCAGGTAGATTTTCCTCCCCGGCATCTCCACGCGCCCGCTGTCGCGCCCCTGGTCGAACACGATCTGGCCAGCGTTCCCCTTGCGCTCGCGGTACACGGGCTCAGTGCGCTCGAACCAGGACGGGTCGAACGGCTCCGCGAACACCGACTCCATCTCGGGCGAGAGAGCCTTCTTCAGCGGCGGGTAGTCGTGGCGGTCGAGGTAGCCCGTGAGGCTCCAGCCGGGGTGCGCCTTGTAGAGGTCCCAGTGGCGCTGGAGGTAGTCGGGCGGGACCCACATGTAGTCCACCATGAAGCAGACCAGCTCGCCCTGCGCGAGCCTGATCGCCTCGTTGAACCCGGTGCTGTTGTCGTAGTAGGGCTTCGGGTTGTCGCGCGGTCGGTGGACGAAGGGCCTTTGCGCGAGCGCCCCCTGGCGGAAGTTGTAGAGGTCGTCGACGACGATGACCTCGTAGTGGTCGAGCGGCAGCGTCTGGTTGAGCATGCAGCTCTTCAGCACGTCGACGCCGCCGAACCGCGCCGTGGTGAGGACGACTGAGACCTTCATCGCGACACCTCGCCGAGGTCGATCGCGCGAGTCAAGTCGCCGGTCTGTGGACTTTCGGACGGGTCCGCGTCAGTGAGTTGGAAGCTGATCCTCCAGGTGTACATCGCCGAGTTGCTTATCTTGGCGATTTCGCTGACCCGGACCTTGACCTCCTCCTTGACTATCTTGTCGCGCAGCCACAGCTCGAACGCCTCACGCCCCGCCTGTTCCTGTAGCTCCATTATCACGCTTCTTGTCGTCCCCATCTTCGATCCCCAGTCTTTCCAGCAGGCTCTTCCAGAACCAGCGCCCGTCGAGCATCTCAAGCGCCGCCTGCCGCCCGCTCTGCGCGATCCTCTCGCGCTCCCTGTCGTTCGTGAGGTAGTGCCTCACCATCTGCGCGAACTGCCGCATCGAGGACGGGTCCTCGGGCCTCAGGTCGAACGGCACGTAGTCGCGCCAGGGCGTCAGCACCGTGGGCGTCTCGTCGTTCGCCAGCTCCATCAGCATCGCGCCGCACATGGCCGCCTCGGCCACGCGCCCCTTGTAGTGTCGGAACGGCCCGGCGTCCGAGAAGTTGACGCAAATCTTCGCCTGACCCAGCATCCGCACCATGTCGTCCTGCGGGATGAACAGCTCGCGCCGCCCGCCGATCTTCGTCACCCCGATCCCGACCGTCGCGTTCGGATCGATCATCCTCGGCGTCATGAGCGCGAGGTAGCCGAGCATCCTGATCTCGCGGTCCACCAGCGTGCCGTTGAACAGCACGTTGATCTGCTTCTCGCCCGGCTTGAACTCGTCGGGGTCGCGCGGGTCGAACAGGCCCAGGCACTTCTCAGGGCGCTGCGTGTACTTCAGGAACTGGTCCTTCGTGTCGAGGAACAGGTTCACGTCCACGCAGTCGGCGTGCTCGTCGGCCACGCGCACCACGTCGGGCGCGACCCCCTCGTGCCAGACACCGACCACCCGCGCGCTGCACCCGCCCTTCGGACCCGCATAGCCGCACTGCTCGCGGATCGTCTGCCACGTCTCCTTCTTCACATTGCGGTCACCCCAAGAGATCAGGTGCGAGAAGAGTACGACCTCGGGCTGGAACTTGAGGCACGCGATCACCAGTCTGTCGTCGAGCGGCAGCGCCGCCGCCGCGTCGTCGTAGTGGAAGACCTCGACCTCGTGGCCCAGCCTGC